AATGTAACCAGTAGGTGCAGGTGCTAAAGTGATACCAGAGGCTTCTGCGGCTTTCTGTGCCTCAATAGACATTAGTTCTGCTGCATCAGCTTGCTCTACAGCTTTATTTAATTTATCAGCTAACTCGTTAGCAAACGCTACTGAACTAGTTGATGTTAACTTCTGTAGATTAATAGTGCCTACTTGTACCATGTTGCTGTAGTCACCCTCTGCGTATGCCATAAGATTTAACATGTTAACATTTCGTGAGTCTTGCTGCCAAGCAAAGGCCATGTCAGGGTCAAAGAAACCTGTGGTTTTTGAACCAATAGCTGTTAAACGAGGTTCTATGATTTCTTTTACACGTTCATTATCAAAGGTGCGTTCAAGTATATCATCAAGTATTTTCTCATTAGCTTCTGAGTTAAGTTGTCCTTCTACTTTTTTAACCACTGAGAAGTGCCTAGGATCGCCTAAAGCAAGAGCATCAAATTGACTGGTTTTAAGTGTAAGGTAATTATCTCTAACTTGTGGTATAGCTAAAGCAACAGCTTCTTCTGCTGACATAGGTACTTCTGATATAAACATAATAGCCTTAGCTTGCTCCTTAACATCCAACAATAACGAGAAGTATCCAAGTTGAGCTTCATCTATGTTAGTATTATCAAAGAAATAACCTGTATCAATTGTATCCTTAACTCTTTCCTCAGTAACTAATGTCTCCACTCTCCCTAAATCTTGGGGAATAGGTTTAGCTACAGAGGTAGCAATGTCCCTTAGTTCTCTACCTGATTCTAACAAAGCATTTAGAGCATTTACTTTAATTTCTTGTTCTTTAGAAAGCTTCAAGGTAGACATACTGCCACCCATAGACTTAAAATCTCTAATAGCTTTTAGCCCACTACCTAAAGCAGCTAGTCCTTGGCTACCTTCGCTTACATCCCCACCCTGTAAAAAGGGTAGTCCTGCAGTGATAGGTAACTTATACCTAGCTGGTACTATCCCATGTGGATTATACATTGTGTTAAAAAAACGAGCTTCTAAGTCAACACGTTGTTGTTGAAGTGTCTCCATTACAGTGTCAAACGTAGCTGGATCATGCCTTCCTTGAGATTTAGCTATGCTAAGGGCTTCTACTTCATTTCTTAAATCTTGATCAGCTAAAAAGAACTGTTCGTCTGCTGCCTTAGCAGACAGTTCTTTGGTATTAACAATTTCAATTGTACCACCAGCACCATCAGATACTATAACTTTTTCCCCTATCTTTGCACCTGCAGGATTACCTGTAGAAATAGAGTCAGCTACTAGTTTATTTACAGCAGCTTGCTTAATAAGAGGTTTATTAACAGTCTTCCTAGCTTTATTTAATGAAGCTTGATTAGCTTTAATTTCTTCATCACTAGCAAGGTAATCAGACACACGTAGTCTATTCTTAGACAGATCACTACTAAGGTAATCGTAAACAGACGTTTGACCACGTGACTTAGAACGAGTTACCTCAAGAGGAATAAACTTATCAAAGAACTCCTTGGTGTTACCACGTAGCGTAATGTAGCTTTCTATAATATCAGCAATCTCTGCAGTCTTTGCAGTCCTATCAGTATTGTTAGGATCATCATCTATCTTGAAGACTTGTTGAAAAACTTGCTCATCTCTTTTATTTAAATCATAAGCTGCTTTTTGTACATTATAACCATCCTTAGGGTCTAAGAAAAACTTAGCAGTAGAAAGATCAAAATCATTTTTAATCTCTGCTATGATGTTAGGATGTACACCTGATGCTTCAAGGTCTGTTACGTAGTCTGTGATATACTTCTTTCTATCAGTGGCGATTTTATCTCTACCAGCTTCAAGATAGTATTCTTTGTTATTTTCAAAACCACTAGTAGCTTCACTGATTAGTTCTGCCCTAGCTAGCTTAGACTGGAAAGCCTCTCTTGATGCTATACCTGCCTCAATCTTTTCATTCTGCTTTTGTCTAGCATCTATTTCTTTTTGAGCTTCTGCTTTCAATGCAGGAGTTATAGCTGAGATAAATTCTGATAGACCACTCTTTGCTTTAGGTTCCTGCGCTGGTCTTATATACGTATCTACTGGAGAAGCAACTGGTCTTACAGTAGTAGGAGCCTCTAAAGGAGCTACCTGTACTCGTTGTCTTGCCATGTGTTACTCCTATAAAACAATAGCTTCGTTTTGACCAAAGTAATTAGAACCAGAATTAACTGGTGGAAGATTTGTATTCAATCCTGTTAAATCAGGTTTTAATGATGTACTTGCAGCATACATCTGTGAGCCAGCTTTTACAGCATGAGCTAAAAAGTTAGGTTGTTGTCCACGCGGTAGAGAGTTAATTCTGTTTAATGCCTCAGCACTGATACCCATCTTTTCCATCTCAATTTGATTACGTAATGCTTTGGTCTGTGCATTTACTGTACTTACTCCTCGTAAACGAGCAGTTTCAAATTCATTTACTAGGGTATCAACCCCTCTACCTGCTATACCTGCTTCACCTGCAGCTACCTTGGCTCTCTCTGCCTTCTTCAAAGCAGCTATGCCTAGTTCTTGTTTCTGAGAGGCCGATGCTTCACCTTCTTGTATCATACGAGCATTGAGAGATTGTATCTTTAAGTCTCTAGCTGCTGCAGCACTAACACGGTTTGTTAGATACTTTCTTTCAGCCTGTGCTGCTTCTGCACTAGCTTGAGAAAAGTCAGCAAGTGCTGAACCACCAATCAACATCATGGTAAATGGGTCAATAGCCATTTTATATCCTCACAAATTCTAAAAAGGGTTTATTCCCTTCGCCATACGTTTCATGGCGTTTAATAAAAGTAAACCCTACGAACCTTAACCACTTCAAAGCTACATGGTATCGTTCATCACAGGCGTTGGTAAGTACAGGGTATTTTAGGTTAGCGTCTGCTACCCACTGTTTAGATTGACGTAGGAATGGTAGCCATACTTTACGTATTGCTGGGCTAGTTAATAACCACGGTGATGCTACCATGTCTTCCATCTCACACAAACCATACATACCTGCAATCTCGTTTGTATCTGTTACTATAATAGTATAACACTCCTCAGAGTAATCCAAAGCATCCTGTAAAGCTTGCTTAACATCTCCGTGTGAGGATAGCACCTCTAGCCTATCTTCTTCTCTAAGGTTAGAAGCTAGGTAGTCTACGTCAGACTGGATACTATCTCTCACATGGACTTTCATTACATTCTCCGTGAACGTAGGTTAAAGAAACCTTCATACTCTGCTGATTGGAATACACAAGGGAAGTGGCTACTACTTTCTAATACTACATCTACTGCGTCTGACTTACCTATAACGCCAAAGCGATATGTACCAGAGTCAATAGCTGCTTGGTTTAGAATGTTGGTAGATGCACCCACAATACGGCCTGTAAAGCTACGAGTATAGGTAGCACGTTTAAGTGGTGTTACCTTAACGTCAAAGAAACCTGTGTCATTATAGACAACTGCGTAGTTTCTAAGCTGTAGGTGGCCTGTTGTAATAGGATTGTTTTCCTGCTTAATTACTGGCTCTGAGAACTGGTACTTAAATGTGTAGGGTATACCTGCATAGACCACCTCTGAGGCACTCAGTAAAGCTGCTACATCGCTTACTGTAATAATTTTACCACGTTGATTAACATAAGTCAATCCAGTAGCTGAATATGGTACAGTAGTAAGACCACTAGTTTCTAGTTGTACTCGCCTATCTAGCATGATAGGGAACTTACCTGTAGTATACTCAGTAGCCTCATCTACAGATAGGTTAATCTTTTCTAAGAATAAGTTGCTACCACGTTTAACAAGCATCATAATGTCAGCCAAGTTAAAAGCCATAGACAGTACATCATCACCAAACGTCCACTTAGACCAAGAAGCCTGTAGCTTCTCTCTGCCCTTCCAGTAATACCTGTAGACATATATTGACTCAGTTTCACCTGTAGTCTGCACAAGGATCATGTCCTCGTTGGATGATGCCTCAATCTTTTTAATCTCACCATCAAGGTACTCTGGTACGTGTGACGTAGTTTCAGCAGCATCATTAGTATCAGTGTCAGAATCAACGTAATACTCCCACATACCTGACCACGCACCACGCTTAGTGGCAAAGTACACAAATCTACCAGCGGCTGCTGGCTTGGCTCTCAGTGAAGCCTCAAACTCTGTGGTACTAGATACGTTAATTGTTTCAGGGGTTAGGATAGGGTCAGCCGTTACCTTAAACTGTGTTAGTTCAGAGAACAGTAGTAGTGTGTTATTAAATGGTACAGCGTGTTTAAGTATGTTCACCTTGTTAGAGGATACTGCTACATCAATCGGATCGCTGTCAACTGTTGTTAGGGTAGACTTACGGAAGAAGTCAAAGTTTATAAACTCACCTGCCCTACTAAAGATAACATTCTCATCTGCTAGTACACCTAGTCTATTTCTATGAAAGAAAATGTCAGCTAGTGTAAACCCTATGAAGGACGGAAAGTCGTTAGTTTCATCATCGCCTACTTTGCGTGACTCATAACCCACTTCATCAAATATAAATGTACCATTAGATTGCTTAGTAAGTTTATGTGGCATAGTAGCAGCATCAATATCAATTAAGATATTCTCAGCTACTGTTTCTTTCCACACGCCATCAGCAAATTTAACATAGAAGTCATCCTGTGCCTTCTGGTTATCACCAGCTACTTTAATCAGGAAGTCGTTTGGTCCCTCAACAGGTAGCTTCTTAAAGTCAGGTGTCTCATCCTTGAACACAAGCAAGTGATCGCCACCATGAGAGTCACCTACCTCTACTTGGAAGTCTGTGCTATTGGTGGACTGGATGTGTAACACTGAGCCATAACGTGTGACAGTCAAACCTGAGACAGCACTACCGTCTGTAATGTTTGTGTAGTAAGTACTATTAACATTAGTACCAGAGAAAGTATCTAAGTTCTGTGCAATCAAATCAGTAGATGCACCACGTTCTGCGTTCTGCGTATCTGCTGTACTTGCTTGGGTAGAAGACTTAGTGGCAAATTCCACTGTTTGTGTGCTACCACCCTTAGTCAGCTTTAAACGATACGTAGAAGAATAGTCAGCCTGTTTAACATATACCAGTGCTTCTGGTCCACGTGCTGGACTAGTTGTAGTATCTTTAGCAACTACTTTGTTCTTATTTAGAATGAATGTTGTATCAGCAATAGAAACAGCAGACAGTTCCTTACTAGGGTCTGTAAGCCCTGATAGGTAAGAAGCAGCGTTGTTAGTTACAGTCCTAGCTGTCCCATCCTTGTCAAACACACGGATAGTCCCTGCTGTATCAACTACCATAGAGTACAGTTCGTTCTCATCTCTACGAATAGTATGAATAAAAGCTTTATCTAGATTACTAATAACACCTAAGTCTGCTACATGCTGCGTAGGTGGGCGTTTAGATAGTCCAGTAACAACACTAGACAATCCGTTTTCCTGTACCTCTGCCTGAGTAGACAAGCGTAGGGAAGGTGGCTGCTGCGATACTCCGTTAATTAGGTTAGGAATGGATTGACTAATTAGTGCCATTACATTGTTCTCCGTCCCTGCCTGTCAATGATGCTAAATGTATCATAGTTATCAAAGATGTTATCATCGTCAGCAGATTTGTCAAATTCTCTTAGTTCCATTAAAGCACGATTTTCGTCCCTCTC